AGCCGCACAGGGGGCGCAGCTTGGCGGCGACCGAAGCGGTGCCGGTCACGGGGGCCTGGTTGCCGGTCAGGATGGCTTCCATGTCCACCTTCAGGGCACGCATCGACTTCTCGACCTGGTAGGCGAGTTCGCGCTTGCGACCAGCCTTGTCCACGGCGCTGTCCTGAATGGTCGAGACGCCGATAACCTTGGTGGAGGTCTGGCAGACGTTGGACAGGCGAGTGGTCGTGATGAGCGAGTTGTTGGAAGCGTCGTCGCCTTCGATCTGCGCGTTGTTGGCGTCGGCAGAAGGCAGCGAGTCGGTTTGCCAGTCGTGCTTGGTAGCCGTGGCGGTTGCCTTGCCAACCATCGACTGGAAAGGGGTATCGAACGGCGAGACCATGTAGATCACGTCGGACAGGTCTTCACGGTTACCGACAGCGGAAACCGATTGGAAGGTATTGCTTGGAACAGCCATGATTAACCTTTCAGGCGCAACGCGAGAACGTCACGCAAAGCGGAAGGCGAGCCGGTCTGCTTGAGACGGCTGACAGCCTTCTTCGATTGAATTTCTTGGTCAGTGACGCGGGACTCGGACGAGCCCGGTTTGACCGGCTTGGGCAGGCTGGCTACACGCTTCTCAACCTGCGTCCTGGTGTTCTGGAGTTGGTCGTAACGCCACGCCTTCATGACCATTTCGTAGATCGCCGGGTTCTTGGCAATCTCGACGCGGGCGAACTGCGGAAGTCCTTGCGTGAACTTGTCCAACTCGATGTCAACCCGCGGTGTCCATCCGGGCAACTGCTGGACGTGCTGGCGGGTGGCCTCCATCGCCTGTGCCGTCTGCTGTGCCTCTGCCTGCTGGAATTGCTGCTGGCGCTGTCCGAGGGCTTGCGCCATCTGACTGCGGGCCTGCTGCAACTGCTGGAACTGGATGTACGCTTTGTTTGCACCAATCGGGTCTTGATCCAGCGCAGCCGCCCAGTCAATCGACTGGTACTGGCTCAACTGGTTGTCAACGGCCTGCAACTGCGCAAACTCTTGTGCGGACTGCTGATGAAAGACGGCCTGCTGCTGGACGAAGGCTTGTTGAGCCTCCAACTGCTTGCGGGCCTCTGCCACCTCTTGCGTCTTGCGCGTGTAGTCGCTTTGACGGAGAAGGGCGTCCTTCAATTCCTGCGGGACTTTGTGGGTCTTGCCCTCAAACTCGACTTCAACCAAGCCTTCATCGGGTGCCGTTTCCGGTTCGACTTCAACTGGTGCGTCATCGCCCTCCGCTGCCGCGTTGTCCTCATCGGGCGCGGTGTCTGCGGGGGTGTCATCAGGCTCAGACCAACGATCCATCAGGGTGTCAGTCACACTCTGCGCGGAATCCACTGCGGGCTGTTCCACGCTGCTTTGCTCGTCCATAGGTCTCCAGAACGAAAAAAGCCCGCCACCGTTTCCAGTGCGGGCGTTAAAAAACCGGCTCTAGGCCGGTTGGGGGTTAGGCTGCGTCTCGACTGAACCAGTCAGCCACGCGGCCCTTGAGGGAGCGCTCTTGGTTGATCTTCTCAACCTTGCCATCGACCAATGCGCTCTCAAAGTTGGCTTTGAGGCTGGTCAGCGTCTTGTGCATCCGCTTCAACTCGGACATGCCGTCCTGATCGCGCATCGGGGCCTCTTTCCAGCCCTGCACAATCGCGGCCTCCATCTGTTGCCAGACATCAATCCACACGGGGCTGTTGATGATTCGGCTGGCCTCGTCGGCCCGCTTGATCGGGTCATTCAGAATCAGTTGGTCAAGCTCGTCCATCACATCTGGCCCGGCTGGAAGAACGGAGTCGAATAGTCCAAGAACTGCTTGGCGGCGTCATGGTTCAACTGCATGGCCTGGCGCTGCGTCTCGCCCTGCTGCTTGATCGTCTCAGTCTGCACATCAGCCTGTGCGCCGATCTTCGCGGCCTCGATCTTGGGATCAGGCTGGGGCGGCTGCGGAGGCGTCTGCGCTGGGTTCTGCCAGAACTTGTCGGGGTTCTTGAACCCTGCGTTCTTGGTCAACTCAACCAGCGCGTTGTAAATCTTCTCGGGTGTCGTCGCGCCGATCTGCATGGCCTCTTTTTGGGCGTTCAGGATCATCATGAGCTGCTGGGTCTGCTCCTGCTTGTTGCCTGTGCCCAGACCCACGCTGACCGTCATGTCGTAGCGCGTTTTCCACGAACGCGGATCGACCTGCACCCACTGATTGCGCAACTTCACGGTCTGCGGCTTGGACGAGTGACGGCGCAGCACGCCATGCACCGAGCGAAACAGGTCTTTCACGCCAGTCTCAGCAAAGCATCGGGCGATGAGAAGCTGTTTCTCCATCGCTGCGGTCATGATTTGCGAGATGCCCGAAGCTGTCTTGTTCAGGCTGTTGGAGTCAAGGCCCTGGTTGTAGCGGGTGATGCCGGTGCGGTTCTCCATCATCGATTGAAGGAATTCCATCATGGGCATGGACTGCGCGGCGACGTTGGGCACGCTCATGGGCATCAGATGCTCGGCAGGGTTGCCCTTCACGCGGATCAGGCCGCCAGCCCGATGCGTCAGCACATCGTCAAGGTTTACCGCGTTGTTCTCTGTGTTGACGCCAATCCGGGGCGTGTTCGACAGGTACAGGTTGTCCATCTGCTGACGCAGCAGCGTGGACTTGATGAGTTGAATGTCGGCCACCAACTCGGCCACCGAGCGCCCGAAATGCTTGTGAGGCATCAGGATGGGCGACAGGCAGCAAAGATTGATTTCCTCGACTTCCTCGTTCTCAAGAACCGTTTCGCCCACTTGAAGGATGCGGCGAAGCTCTGCAATGCCGTCGCCGTCGAAGTCGAAGCGAATCCACGTCTCTTTCAGCAGGACTTCACGCGAGACACCCTCACCCACCACCGTGGAGAAGGAAAACACCGATTCTTCGGGAGAGCGGCGGGCCAAGTACTCCAGATTGTTGATCTGGTCATCCTCGTCGCCAATGTTCTCGTCCACCTCATAACCCATCGCGCGAATGGCGCTGATGCTCTTGCGGGTGCGGTGCTGGGCAAAAGGAACGTCCTTGATGTTGACCGAGCGAGAGCGCGCAGCCACCAAGATTTCTTCAGGCGGCACCGGCTCGATGCACACATAGCCCACCGGGTGCGTGATCTGCACCACCACATCGTGCAGCATCGGGACTTGCGCAGGCATACCCTGAATGGGCATGTGCTGCATCATCTGTGCCGCGATGGGGTCAGGGTAGGCGTGATGCTGGATCGGCTCAATGGTCGGGTCTTGCAAGAGCATGGCGAACTCGTCGTCGCTCAAGCCCTCATAGGTCTCTTTGCGCTTCTCGTCGCGCTGATCCCACCAGTACTTCACATAGCCGTTCTTCTGCAACAGCGCGTCTTTGAACCAGCTGTAAAACGTCGTGAACGAGTGGTTCTGCTGCGTGATGCAGAAGTTTGTGAACTCGGTTTCCTGCCTGGCCGCTTCCTCATCTTCCGGACCAACAGGATTGAACTCGCCAATCTCATCGGAGCCGACGAACATCTTCAGCAGCGACGGCAGGATGCTTTCCACCGTGTCAGCAACGTCGGTCGAGATAACAGACGAGCGGCCTTCTTCCTCGTTGCCAAACGGCTTGCCGAGGTAGTAGTCCATCAACGTCGCACGCTCTTTGGACAGGGTGCCGGTGTAGCGACCCAGCGCGTGCGTTTCCTCGTTGCGGATGGCGCTCAGGAGTTCATCCACTGCAACGCCGGACAAAGCGCCGTCGAGGATGTCGTCGTTCTGATCTTCAAGCATCGGTCACCTTCGGTTTGCGGCCACGCTTGACGGGCTCAGGAACGCCCAAAACGTCCGAGAAGTTGACGAGGCCACGCCCACCAGCCTCAACATCACGAAGGCGGTTGATTTCATTGACGATCCGGCGCAACTCGTCCCCGCCACCGTCGTGACGCCCACGCAGCGGCTCGGCCTCTGCGCACAGGGCCGCGATTTGGTATTGAATGGTCATACGATGGATTTGTTGCTGTACTTGAGTTCGCCCCAAGACGACTCTTGGGCCTTGTTGAGACTCACAGCGAGGTAGCGGAAAGCGTCCGCAGCGTGGCTTGTCCAGTCGTGCAGCGGGCCGAAACTGATCTGCCGCTTGTCGTCAATCTTTTCGCGGTACTGTCGGATGGCATCCACGCCAACCGCCGTCTTGTTTTTGTCGAACCAGCACCGAGGCAAGGTCATCCGCGCCGCGTTGATCCCGTCTGCAATGGGCAGGTTCTCCAGCGGCGTGAAGTTGATCCCCAAGCCTCTGGCAATCTCTAGGCGACTCTTGCCGCTGCTCAACTCACGAACTTGGATGTCGTGGGGAGCAAAGTGCTTTTCGTACAGGTAGCCGCGCTCCTGCAAAACTTTGGCGTAGTGATCCAACCCGTAGCCCGATGCCTCGTAATAGTCGATCACCCGAATCTCTTTGCCGACCATCTGCCAGAACCAGATCGTCATCGAGTCGCTGATTCCCAAGTCCCACGCCGTGTAGGTCTTGAGCATCGGGTCGTGAGGAACCGAAGTGATCCGGCCATCTGCCTCGGCCTTGCGAAGCTCACCCGCGTAATACGCGCCAGTGATCGCCGCATCGAACGAGCATTCGAACTCTTGTTCGTACTCGTTGGTCGGCATCATCGACCGCAGCCGGTTCAATTCCTCGGCGGGGATGATGCCAGTTTGGCTTGCCTTGAGAACCTGGCAGAACCACTCCGGATTGTTCTGCGACTGCTTGAAGCTCTGGCCCAGCAGGTTGCCCCAACCCTTCGGCGTCCCTGACAGGTCAAGCCACCCTTGCCGGTCAGACAGGGCGGGCATGATGATGGCCGTCAAAACGCTCGGGCTGATGTCCTGAGCCTCATCCCCTGCAATGCCGTCGAAGTAGAGGCCCCGCAGACGTTCAGCGTTCTCAGCACCGTAGAGGCGAATCGTCGCGTTGTTGTGCGCAAAGGTCACCGACAACTCGGACTCATTGACCCGGCCACCCATCGCCAGAATGGGGGCGCAGTACTCTTTGAGGTAGCCCCAAGCAATGTCCTTGGCTTGGATGTAGTACGGAGCCAGATACCCAAAACGCGGGTTCGGCTTCTCGCACGTCACCGCAGCCTTAATCAGCTTGTTGATCCGCGCAACCGTCTTGCCTGCACGCCGGTGGGCAACAGTGAGAGAAAACCGCTTGTCGCTTGCGTGGTAAGGCTTGAACGCCTCACGCGGGCGGTAATTAATCTCGATCACTCTTTCCACTTGAACACCATCGACACGGGCTGGCTCTCGTCGCCGACGTGCTCAGTCCGGGCCAGCTTCGGCGCGGCGTACTCTGCCAGGCCGGACAAA